TTTGAGGTGTACACCTCGTAGATGTAGGTCTTTGCGTCCATGGTTTTCGCTTGCCTTCCGTCGGTACATCGACCCTAGGCAATGGGTGTAACTAAAGCAAGGATTTAGCCTGTTTCCATTGCTGCACAAGGGCTGGAACACGATCGCCCACATAGTAAAAGATGTGCCATGGCTCTGATTGCACTTCCCATGTAAAGCCGTAGGACTGAATGTTCTTAAGCATGAACTGCATGCGGCCTGTTTCTGATGCGTCGCTGATGTCAACTGCCAGCCCGAGATTATGCCGCGATGAGCCAGGGGCCGCCATCGGCGCACAGTTCGGCTTCAGGTAGTAAGTGTTGCCTTTCCACACGCGCGTCGATGCGCCTGCGATCGGCTGGGTCTGGTAGCGAGCAAGGAAGCCAGCGGTTTGTGTAGAGATGCTGCGATAACAGTCGGCTGCCGATGTGGGCTTAAAGGTCTTGACACCAGCAGCGAAGGCTGCATCGCGTAACGCCATGTATGCGTCAGCTGCTAGTGGGTGCAGTTTGCCGTATGGCTTGACATCGACGAGCAAGCCTGCTGGTAGTTCACCCGGGGTTACATGGGCAAGCGTTGACGGCATTACCAACTTGTGATAGTGGCGCTCAAGTTTGTCTGGGACGACAGTGAGCGTCGGTGCTTTAGGCTTCGGGGTTTTTGCCGATGCCATAAGCCTTGTTTTTCGGGTTGACATAGCCGATGAAGAGTGGTGCTACAGCTGCGATGGCTGCACCAAGTAGGTCGTTGGGATCGGTGTTGCCTGACATGTAGAGCGCTACTGCTGCTGCAATGGCACTGTTGATGTAGGTCGAGATCATTGCTTTATCACTGGCTTTCATTTGTTGCCCCTGTCTGTTTCGTTTTTTTCATTCCGTTAGATGCTAATAGGCCGCCGAGTGATCCTGTGAGGAACACGACAACGGTCGAGAGTAGGTCTATAAAAGCTGCGTCGTTAGGGGCTTGCTCGAGCGGCTGGTTAACGAACAATAGGCCGTACACAAAGCCCAGCACAATGGCTGCGAAACTGATCGACATAGTTATGCCGACAATCAGGATTAGTCGTGCGTGTTTATCCTCTGGCGACATCGCAAGCCGTCCTCGTAAAGCATCTGTTCGGCTCAATGTTGACTCGTGTGCTGTTGCATCCATTTAGTGCCGCCGTTATGACTGCAACCATGAAGAGCAGCGCAGCATATTTAGCCCAGCGGAACGAATGGTGTTGGCGGTGCTGTGAAGTCATCGCTTGCCTCGTCGTATGTAAAGCCAATGCCTGCATAAGTTTTGTTGGGGTCGTCTAAAAATGTTTCTTTCCAAACACCCGGATACTCGGCAGGGTTTTCTGCCATGTATTCTGCGCTGACTACATGTACTGCGATAACAATGTTGTTGTCGTCAAGTTGTGCAAAGTATGTCATACCTTAAACCTCACATAAACTACGCCTGCCGCACCTGCTGTTGCTGTTCTACCGTTGTTAGCACCGCCACCACCTGAACCGCTGTTTGCTGTTGGGCTAGTTGGGTTTACGCTGTCGCTTCCACCGTTACCGCCAGTAGATGACGAGCCACCTGTGCCGCCTGTGCCACTACCTGCACCACCACCGCCAGCACCGACATAAGAGGCCGAGCCACCAATAAAAGTAGAACGGTCTATGCCTGCACCGCCGTTACCGCCAGTAGTACCCGAACCGCTGCCAGCGCCAACGCCACCTAAACCACCACCGCCGCCTGCAGATGTGCCGCTTGGGTTTGTATTTGCGCCGCCGTCAAAACCTAATCCTGCTATTGAAAAGCCTGCACCACCACCACCGTTTATTCCAGTGCCACCTAAGTTTCCTTGACCACCGCCATATCCGCCGTAGCCAACCGTTACACCAAACGCGCTAGACACATTTCCGCGTGTACCGTTGCCACCTGTGCCGCCACTAGCACCACCAGCACCAACAGTTATAGCGACAGTTGCCGCGCTAGTAAAACTTGTAAAAGATATTTGACCGCCGCCGCCGCCACCAGCACCGCGATCATAAGTTCCGCCTGCTTCTGCACCACCGCCACCGCCACCGCCCACCATATAAACATCGAAGAGGCCCGACTTTGTGACCGTCATTGTGGCATCTGCCGTGAAGGTAAGCAGCGTGTAGTTTACGCCGCCGACTGTAATGCTCGAGCTTGTGCCGCCTGTTGCTGTTCCATAAGTTGCACCGCCACCGCTAAAAAAAATAGCAGCACTAGCACTAGTAAAATAAAGCGTGCCACCCCCCCATTGTGCCAACGCTAAAGAGCCAGCGGTCGTGACCGTTGCTGTGCCAGCCGTGATCGTGCATGTACCTGCGCCGATGTTTTGGATGAAGAGTGTGTCACCAGCTGCAAATAGCGAGGTGTTCACGGTGATCGTTGTTGCCCCGGCATTGTTCATTACTACGCGAGTGCCTTTGTCTGCTGCTACGAGCGTGTAGGACGCTGTTTTGTTGCTGACAGTCTGGTTGTAGTCGTTGGCTTGCAACGCGTCCATTTGGGCTGCTGTTAATACTTGCCCTGCTACGAAGTCTTGTATTGCCATAAGTGCTCCTTATCCTAAGACATTTTCTGTGTCGATTGTGCCATATACCGCGTCATCCAAGATCAGCTCGTAAACAACTGTCGTGGGCGAAGTGAATAGGGTGATCCTGTGGCCTGTTGAAAGGTCGATTTCGTGTTGGATGCCCTCGATGGCTAGTTCTTGTGCGAGCGATGTAATGCTGTTCCCGCTGGAAAATGACTTCTCAATTGTCACGGTGTTACCAATTTCGAGGACTGCCACAGTGTCGCGCTGAGCATCCGTAAGAGCTGCGAACGGGGTTGACACATTGGTGTAGCGCGCCTCTGGCTGGCCTACGAGTAGGTACTCGGCGAGGGCTAGGGCTGCCGTGTTGTCGTGGACTAGGGCGTCGCCTATGGCTGTGGTCTGAATGAAGTAGGTGGCCTGTGAGGTTAAGTCTTCGGCGATTTCGGGGACGGTTGCCCCAGCGTGGGTTACAGATGCGCGGTTGATGACTTGATTCGCTTCAAAACTGATGCCCACATTATCAAAAGGAATTGCTGTGCCGTCGTCGTGGAAGTCGGCCACCGACGCTGACAGTGTGCTGCCAATGCGGTCTTGGAATGTGAACACGCCGTCGCGCGAAATAAAAATGCGCCCCTGTACAGACTCATTAATCTTGGCTGTGTACGCGGCGACCGATGTGCCGTTCGGAACGGTGTACGCAGCTGCTCCGCCGAGGGTGATCGTCGATGTCTCAATGTTCTGCTCACCCGGCAGCTGGAACGCATTGACTTCAGGAAGGGCTAGCAGCTCAACTAGTCGAGCGCTGGCAAGTTGCTCACTGACATTCCACTCGTCAAGGTAGGTCTGGCTGAGCAGATAAAAGTCATCAGCGCAGGACACACTGACTGTATCGAGGCCGCCCAAATTAAAGTTATACGAATAGTCCAGGATGTAGCCGTTGAACAGTTCCTCGCCTTCACGACTAAGCACGACCTTACGCATAGGCGCTAGACCCGGCACAGCCTGAGCGGTGTCGTAATACGGTGATTGCGTATCGAACGGGTTAAAGATGCCGCCCGTAAATGTGTCGTTAAGATCGAAGCTCATCGTGCCAGCAGTGAACTGGTCGCCGATGTCTCTGCGTCCACGGAACACGCTGATGCCTGTAGCGCCGTCGATCACGGATGCGAACTCTGTCGTGCCGTCTAGCACATACTCGGTAGAGTCCAGCAAGCCCTTCACTGGGTCGTCAAGCGTGAACGCGTCCACAAGGAAGCCTGTAGCGATCCTGAGATCGTAAGACCCTGACTGGACGATCGTGGCAGCCATCAAGCGACCTGTATTTGTGCTGGGCCGTCCACTCGGTTCATGGCTTTAATGCTGTTCACTACAGCACGACCGATGTCTGCTGATGTTGCTAGACCGCCGTTGACATTGACCGTGATCGGTGTGCCGCGCTCGACCATGAACTGATCGAAAAGGCTGGAGAAGTCTGCGGCGTTGCCTGTGATGCCGAAGTTGCCGCCCATGTTGCCTGCATAGTTTTTGCTGAGGTCTAGGACGCTTGAGGACTTTCCGCCGCCACCACCAGCAGCTGGGGCTGGTGCTACTAGGGCTGACTCGATCATTGCCATAGGGCTTGAGCCAATAGAGCCTGTGCCGCCTTCACGCGCAAAGCCTGAGCCAACTGATGCTGGCATGTCTAATCCCGGCAGAGGTGTGTAAGCAAGTTCTGGCAATAGTTCTACATAGTCAATGTTTACAAACGGCAGACGGTTCATTCCGTCAATTAGTTTGTTTAGTCCGATAATTGCAGAGTTAATAATTTGGTTAATGCCGTTTGCAACTACTTTGACCGAGTTATATACGCCGACAGCAAACTGCTTAAACGGCAACATGAACTCTGCAATGGCTCGAGGGCCTTCGCGGTACAGCTCGTACAGCGCGGCAAGAGTAATCATGACTACGCCTAAGCCTTTAGCCAGCACACCAGCCGATAGCGAAACCGTGGTAAATGAGCCTGCCAGCACAGCGTTGGCTGCCGTAATGACGATCTGTAAGGCGTTGTAAGCCTTCATAGCAATGTTTGCGGTCACTATGGCCGCGGTCATGGCTGCGATAGCGCCAATCACAATGAGCAGTGCCTTGGTGTTGTCTTGCAAGAAGGTCGTAAAGTCCAGAACATAGGGCAGCAGTTTCTCCATAACAGGAATAAACGCTGCTCCAATGCTCTCCTTCAATTCGTCCATTTGTATGCCGAAGTTCTTTAGACCGCCCTCAGCACTATTGGCAAAGGTCTCAGCAGCACCGCCCACCGAATTGTTAAGCGCCTGCATGATCTCATCAGCGCTCGAGGATGAGTCAATTACGCCCTTAAGCGATGGGTCTAATTTGATAAGCGCAGCAGTCTGGCCTGCAAGAGCTTTAGACACAGCGACGCTGGCGGTCTCCATGTCAATGTTTTTGGCTGTAGCCAGATCGGCAGTGACCGACATTGCTTTCTGGGACAACTCAAGCGAGCCTGTAGCGCGCACAAGGTTTGCCAAGGCTGGGCGCAGCTGATCGTCAGCCATAGCGGTCTGCTTACTAAACGCGCTAATGGATTGCTCTACGGCCTTAATCTGGGCATCTGTGGCTTGTGTCGTGGTGCGTAACTGGCGAGCCAACTCGAGCTGCGCGGCTTCGTCTTCCATTGCCGCTTTTGTGGCTAGACCGATGCCAGCGGTCAGTGCACCGAGCGCAGCAGTGGCAGGCAGGAAGGCTTTCTTTAATGCAAAGCCTGTCTTTGCGCCTACGCCGTCAAGCTGCTGAAACTGTTTAATGGCTTTGTCAACGCCGCCGCCTTGGAACTCGCTGATGATGGGGATAGACAGTGCCATTAGTTGAGGTCTTTCTGTATTTGGTTAATGGTCTTGAGCACCATCTTTTCCATTTCGCCCTCAATGCCGCGTCGTGCTTTATAGACCGCTGGGCCGATTAGTCGAGTCCTACCCGGCATCGCCATCGCAAAGCCGCGCTCAGAGCTGACAGAGTCAAGTGATGTGCCTAAACGATTTGTGTCTTTACGGCCTGCACCCTCAAACACCGCCGTTGCTGCGTTCTTTTGCTCTATCAGGATCACGCCAACAGCGTTGCGTCGAGTATCAAAGCGCATCTTCACGCCTGACTGTGCGCTTGAGATCGTAAACGGGAATATCTTGCGGCCTCGATCAGACCACTTACGCGCCATGCCTGACAATGGAAACTGGCTGTAAGCAAGTTTTGCAGCCTGAATGGCTGGCTGTGCGATCGCTGTCGCGTCAGCCTTAAAGTCTTTTTGCAACTGTGGGTCGATTTTGCGTAGGGCGTTAATCGTTTCCTTAAGACCGACTACTTCGACGCTATGAGAGACAGGCATGGTTACTTCTTGCGGTGCATCTGCTCAAGCACATAGGTGACAGTGTTCAGGTCTCGCATAGTGAACTCGATCTCCTTTGGCCAGAAGCCTGTTAACGCTAGGACTTCGCAGAGGCTTCGCCGCCAAGTCCCTCGATGAAAGGGGTCTCGTCTGCGATCTCGTTGATAGGTGTAATGGTCATGTCAGGGTTTTCGGCAACCCATTCGCGCCAGTTGGCTGGCACTTTGTCTCCAGCAAGTTTGCAAAGAGTAAAAGCCCAGCAGCACATGTCTGAGAAGCCGATGCCTTTGCCGTCTGCTGATCGACGGTTCTCTGTTCGTTCCCAGTCAACAATGGCAAGCATGTTGGTGGTCATCTCACGCGCTGGCTTACCGTCGCCAAGGTCAATAGATAGTTTGACTTTCATAGTTTCTCCTTTGTCGGGCAAGGCTCCGCTTGTGCGGTCTTGCTACTTGTAATTCTCAGCGGCTGATGCCGCGAGATCATGCGACGGCTTTAGTTAAAACGCCACCGCTAAATGTCAGGTCAATTGTGGACAGTTCGCCGAGCGAAGCGTTGATCGGTGTATGTGCCGACAAGAAAGCGCCCGTCAAAGTGTACGAAGGGTTCGTAGCACCGACAGCCGATGAACTTGGCTTCAACACAAGCGTCGTGGTTGTGCCCACAAGGCTGTAAATGCTGGCTTCAGTCTCGCTTGCTGCGTAGCTCTGATAAAGAGTTACGGTCACGGTGTTCGAGTACAGGCCAGATGTGAAGCTGCGCGAAGTGTTGGAAAATGTCGTGTTTTCTAATTGCTCCGACACATAGTTGATGACCGCGCTTGTGCACTGATCGGACAAGTCCACCGCGTTGATCGTGATGCTTGGGTTAG